AACAGTACCTCGGACCTCCCTACACCTTTGGCTTCCAACAGCTGGGTGCCAACTGCGGCATCATTGGCCCACATGCCTCTGCTGACGTTAACGGTGTGGCGTATTGGATGAGCAAGGACGCGTTCTTTGTGTTTGACGGTACGGTCAAGAAGATTCCCTGCACCGTGCAGGACTACGTGTTTGAGGACTTGAACATCATCCAGGCCACCTCGGTGAACGTGGGCATCAACACCCAGTTCAACGAGGTCACGTGGTACTACCCGTCTCTGAGCAGTGACTATGTCAACCGCTATGTGACGTACAACTACATGGAAAACGTCTGGTCCGTTGGCACGATGGCCCGCACAGCGTGGACCGACATCGGCACATTTGAGAAACCTTTGGCTGCCAAGTACGACCCGTTGGACAACGAAGCTACCATTTCCACAATCTACGGCCTGACTCCTGGTCGCAGCCACTTGTACAACCAGGAAGACGGTGTGGACGGCAACGGCGAGCCCATCGACGCCTATGTGTACTCGGGCTACTTTGACATCGGTGACGGTGACCAGATGCTGCTCATGCAGAAGTTCATTCCTGACTTTAAGCGTCAGGAAGGCAACATCACAGTGCACTTGCGTCTGCGTCCCTATCCACAGGCTCCGGCAACGGCCAGCTCTTTGGACCCGTACATCATTGCACCTGGCACGGAATACGTCAGCACGCGCGCCCGTGGTCGACAGATTCAACTGCGCATTGAAAGCGATGAGTTGGGCACCTGGTGGCGCTTTGGCACGATGCGCGTTGACATCCAGCCGGACGGCCTGCGATGAGCAAAATCAACAACGTCCGCCTGCCCAACGCGTCGCCATCAGGCTACGATGCGGCGCAGTTCAACCAGCTGGTGCGTTCGCTCGAGCAAATTGTCTTTCAGCTGAACAACACCTACACCCCTGTCACCAGCGACAACGTCAACCAGGCGGTATCGTTCTACGAGGGTGGCGGAAACAACTCTGCAGTGAACGTCGGACAGAACACACTGCTGCCTTACGGCTCCTACTACAGCAATGTGCGCCAGGATGCAGCGGTCATCAACACTGCCTATGCTGTGACCTTGAACAACACCGTGACGGCGTATGCAACCTATGTTGGTACTCCGACATCCCGTGTGTATGTTGACGTTGCGGGTGCCTACAACTTTGAGTTCTCGCTGCAGTTAGATAAAGCGTCGGGCTCGACGGGGTACATCTGGATTTGGGCCAGGGTCAACGGAACAGACATCGCGGACAGCGCAACTCGCCTGGCGATCCAAGGTACTTCGGCCGAGACCGTTGCAGCATGGAACTTCTTGTTGGACCTCAATGCCGGCGACTATTTTCAGTTAATGTGGGCAGTGGACGACACCAACATTCATATCTCCACTGAAGCCGCAACAGCCTTTTGCCCAGCTATTCCGTCAGCGATCTTGACGGTTACCTACGAATCCGCATTGAGATAATCATGGCCAATAAATACTTCCGAAAAGCGCTGATCCCGAGTGCCGCCACAGAGACAACGATCTACACCGTTCCTGAGGGGAACATGACGATCGCAAAGTCGCTGCGCATTACCAATGTCAATGGCTCGCGGTCCTTGATCACTGTGTCGCAATACGACGAAGGTGCCGGCTCAGAGCATTTCTTGTTGAAGTCGTACATCCTGGCCCCAAACGCCACGATTGACGTTTTCAACGGCGTTCCCCTCGTACTGCAGGCGCTAGATACCCTCCGGGTCGAGTCCAGCGTCACCACGGTGCACTTTTACCTGTCCTATCTTGAGATTGATAGAGCGTAATGAGTGGACAAAACTTGATATTTTGTTGGATAATCTTAGCCATTAACGCGTCCTTTCCCGGCGCGCAGCCCACCATGAGGCTACTGGCACAAATTGGAAAGGACTACCATGGCAAATGAAGGCATCATGGCACTCCCACAGGGTGGTGCTATGCAGGGTGAAGAAGCCCAACAACAACCGACCGTCACGAGCGCTGATTCGTACGACGCCGCAATGACCGCGCTTGGCATGGTCAATCCTGGAGAGCAAGCAGCTCTGAAGGAGTCCATTCGCCAAAACATCGGTGACCTCCAGCTGACACCTGAGCAGCTGGACCTGTTGATTCAAGTCTTTGAATACGTCAGCCAGAATCCTGGTGACTACAAAAACCTGCTCCAAAAGATGATTGAAGGCGGTGCCCTTGATGAAGGGGACATGCCTGAGGAATACGATCCTGAGTTCATCGGCGCAATGCTCGCGGTGCTGCAAGAGATGTCGCAGATGCAAGGCGGCGGCGCTCAAGAGCCCATGGACTTGTCTCCTGTTGTCGAAGGTCTGCAGCCAATGGCTATGGCCTCTGGTGGTCTGGCAGATGTTGGCCAATACCTGGCGTCCAAAGGGCGCGGCGGTGACCGCATCCTGGCACACATTACTCCTGAAGAAGCTCAAATGCTTAAGAGCCGTGGCGGCTCTGGCACGATCAACCCTGCCACAGGCCTGCCTGAATTTAAGGGCGGTGTTGTTGGCAAGGTGGTGGGCGCGGTCAAGTCCGTTGTCAAAGGTGTTGTTGGCGTTGTCAAGAAGGTGCTGCAAAGCCCTGTTGGACGCGTCTTGGGCACCATTGCGTTGGCAGCGGTCCTCGGACCAGCAGGCGTGGGCCTTTCCATGGGCACCGCAGCAGGTCTCGCGGGCGCAGGAACGACGCTCATGGCCGGCGGCTCTGTCAAAGATGCTTTGATTTCTGGCGCTTTGGGCTACATTGGCGGTGGCGGCACAATCATGGGCGCAAGCCCTGTTGCCTCTCTTGGCCAGTACCTCCCAGGCGCAGCCGGTGGTGCACTGAACACGGGCCTGGCAACAGGTGTGATCGGTGCCGGTATCGGCAAGTTGGGCGGCATGAGCACATCAGATGCCCTGAAACTGGGCTTGACTTCTGGTGCTACGGCAGCAGCCATGTCAGGTTTGAAGGACACAAGCCTTGGCCGCACTCCCGAAGAAAACGCGATGCGCGACGACGTGTTCAGGCGTGCGATGGCAGGTGACCAGACAGCAGCCGATATGGTCAAGTCTGGCGACTACAGCGGCGCTGTTAAGGCCCCTGGTGCAGTGGGCACCACAGGCACTGCACAAGACCTTTTGGCCAGCAACCAGCAATACACCGGTTCTGGCCTGAAGATGCCTGGTGCGGCTCCTGTTGGCAGCTACGATGCTGCTGGCAACTTCACTCCAAACTACAGCTTGACAGCGCCGACCTCTGCCGTTCCTGGCATGGATGGCGCGTCAGGCTCCGGCCTGCGCTTTGGTACTCCTTCCCTGACAGGTGCGCCTGGCATGGGCGACGCAATGGGCTCCGGCATACGCGCTCCAATGAGCCCGACAATGATGCCAAGCGGCGCTGCCAACTACAGCCTGTCAAGCACTCCTTCTGTCGCACAGCCCACAGGCTTCCTGGACAAGATGACCACCGGTGCCAAGAACTTGTACAACGAGTACCTCTCGCCAAGCCGTCCAGGCTTGCCAGCAGACGCAGGTATTTTGACCAAATACGGTCCTTTGGCTCTGGCAGGAACCGCAGCAGTTGCAGCCACTGGCGGCATGCAAGGCGACCCTGCCAACCAAAACCCTGCGTTCAACCGCAACTACACCGGTTCCGACTATATGAGGGATAACCCTAACCAGTTCGCTGGCGGGTTGAGTACCTACACACGTCCTGACCAACCGGCCAGCCCGATTGTTCAGACACCGTCCTACGCCAACATCCCTGTTGGCCAGCCTGGTGTGATCATGCCTGGTGGTGTCACGCGCCAGCCCGGCGGCGTAGCACAGCCTTACAACGTGTCAGGCCTGTATGGTGTGCCTTTGATCTACGGTCCAGATGGCCAGCCTCGCGGCTATGCTAAGGGCGGTGACGCCAAGATGACGCACTTCCCTCGCAAGAACGGCCCAATCAACGGCCCTGGCACAGGGACTTCGGATGACATCCCAGCGATGCTGTCTGATGGTGAATTTGTCTTCACAGCCAAGGCTGTGCGAAATGCCGGTGGCGGCAGTCGTCGCAAAGGTGCGGCGCGCATGTACAAGCTCATGAAAAAGCTCGAAGGCGGCATCGTAAAAGGATAAGAAATGGCAGACGAAACAGTCACCCAACAGATAGTCCGGGAAGCCCCGGAGATTGAAGCGTATAAGCTCAAGCTGCTGCAAGAGGCGCAGAAGCTGGCCTTCAACCAGCAGCCTGGTGCTCAAACTCTTGCGCAGCAGTTGCCTGGCTATCAAGTGGCGGGCTTTTCGCCTGCTCAACTTGCCGCCATCAAGGCCACTGAACAGCAGGGTGTAGGCGCATTTACGCCCTACATGACAGCTGCCAACCAGGCACTTGGCGGCGCGTACAGCACCACCGCTGAAGCAGCAGACATGATGCGCGGTGCGGACACCCGCAATCAGTTCACTGATGCTCAGAAAGCCATGGGCCAAGCTGGTGGGGCCACGGCCAACATCACCTCCGGCATTGGCCAGATCAACCAAGGCCTGGGCTATCTTGACCTGGCCGCGCAGCGTGCAGCAGCATCTGACACCACCGGTCAGTTTGGCGCGGCGCGTCAAGACCTGAACACGGGCCTCGGATCACTGGCCACGGCCCAGAACATGGCCGCCATGTCCAGCCAAGCCAACTTGCAGCCTGCAACGGCAGCGATTGCTCAAGGCATTGGCGGTTTGACTCAAGCCCAGCAGCTGGCGCTTGGCTCAGGCGCAGCCAACTTGGGCGGCTCACAGGCTCTGATGGCTGGCGCAGCGCGGGGCTACAACCCTGCCTCTGCCCAGAACTTCATGGACCCCTATCGCCAGCAGGTCATTGACGAGACCATGCGTCAGATGGATCGCCAAGGTGCGATCGCTGGCCAAGGCTTGGCAGCGCAGGCTGTAAGGTCTGGCGCGTTTGGTGGCGAGCGTGAAGGTGTTCAGCGTGCTGAGATGCAGCGCAACATCATGGACCAAAAGGCGTCCACGATCGCCAACCTCTTGTCTCAAGGCTACAACCAGGCTCAGGCGAATGCCATGGCCACGTTTGAGCAGCAACAACAGCGTCAGATGCAGACAGGCACCACTGTTGGCCAGCAGGCATTGCAGCAGGCTCAGTTGGGCCAGGGCGCAGCAGGCTTGTACGGTAACTTGGCTCAAAACCAAGTGGCCGCAGGTCAAGGCCTGGGCCAGCTCGGCGTGCAACAAGCACAGCTTGGCCAAGGCGCAGCCGGTCAATACATGCAGGCCGCACAGCAGTACGGCAACTTGGCTTCTCAAGGCGGCGCATTGGCTGGCCAAGAGGCTGCCATCAACCAGAATATCTCCAACGCAATGCTGCAGCAAGCTCAGGCTCGCAATCAAGCAGCTCAAACTGCCGCAGGCATCTACGGCCAGCAAGCACAGCAGTTCCAAGGCCTTGGCCAAGGTATCGGCCAGTTGGCCACGCAGCAGTTTGGCATTGGCCAGCAGCAAGCCCAGGGCCTCGGCGCTCTTGGTGGTCAGCTTGGCCAGCTTGGCGTGCAGCAAGGTGCTTTGGGCCAAACCGCTCAAGCTCTGCAGCAAGGCGACATCAACTTCTTATACAACGTCGGCCAGTCGCAGCAAGCGTTCAACCAGCAAACGCTGGACGCGCAGCGCGCCTCCGAGTTGCAAAAGGTTTACGCACCGTATCAGCAAGCCGGCTTCTTGTCGGACATCTACAAGGGCGCACCGTCCAGCCAGATGTCCACACAGGTTGCAAGTCAGCCTACGGCAAGCCCAT